AGCAAGAACTTCCATGTTCGAATCTGACCCGACTTCTGTGACTCGACGATCATGTACTAAGTAGTACGATTCATCCCATCGATCACCACGACGTGTGGAGAGCCAGGCGTGACGCCGCTCGCAGGTGCTGTACTCACGAAGAAGCCTTTCTATCATTGACGATTGCACCGATCTTCCTCTTGCGCTCGACGTAATCAGCGTACTCCCTCCACGTCATGCCGAGGTACTCATGAAGAGGAGTTTCACTCATTGAGGGATCACTATTGTGCCATGCATCAACCTGATCGTTGAATGAGACCTCGAGATCATCCTCGCTCAAGCTCCCAGCGATCGCGACCTGCATGAACGTGGTTCGTTTTGATGAATCAATCATCATCGTTTTCCTTGATCTCGGGAAGCTCTCTCTTCACAGTAGCATAGACCTCATCCTTGATCCGATCGAGCAACGATGTCACCTCGTAGAGCTTATCCTCGAGACGGTCGGAGATCGCCTTCTTGACAGCCTCATGAACCATGTGCTCGGCGCTCCTCTGCCAGATCTCGACGAACGATGCAAGAGGCACCGCCACGCCGTTGAACGTGATCTCGACATCGACCATCGGGTACGTGCCGTTCTCTCGCGAGAGGTTGAAGTGCTCGATGCACCTAGGAGCGACGTTCGTCAGTGCCTGCAGCACCAGTCGGCCGGTGAACGTGTCGGCGATGACTTCCTTGCTTAGATCGATCTTTTCCACGATGGAATCTCCTTGTCGGGTTCAGCGTCAGAGTGTCGAGGCGGTCCCTTCGACGTTGCTGTGAAGTAACCTTCGTACTTCCTGATGTTCGTGTCGAAAAGAACGAGAACGTGCTTGCGACCGTCGGGTTGTCGCGCGCCGAAATCATCCGACGTAGTATCGACGATCAAGCCCTCCTCCTTGACCTCGACGACAACATGAGAGAGGATGCCTGTTCCCCACGTAACGACATCGCCGACCTTGAACGATCGTCTCGCCTTCTTTCGTTCGGCTCGTGTCAGGTTCTTCACAGCTTCTTCGCTTGATCGATGTACCAGAGACGAGCCTTCGCTGTGACAGCTCGGAGCGCGTTCTTCTGGTCGAGTCCGGAAGCCTCGAGCTCAGCTTGGCACTCCTTGACGACATCATCGTGCACCCACTTCAGGAAGTGCGGGATGAACCTCTGATCAGCTCCGTCAGGAGAAACGACGCTCATGCCCTGCTCGAGTCGAGCCACGGGCAGGACGATGTCGACGAACGCTTGAACGTCCTCTGCCTTCGCTGCGTCAGCTTGCGCTGGCTTTGTCCTTGCAACGACCTGGTGCTTCTCACCCTTCGCCTTGAACACGAGCGCCGAGAAGTAATCGTATTGAGGAGAACCGACAGGGTACATGACGAGGCCTTCACCCGTGCCATCAACACCGAATTGCTTCGATGTGAACGGATCGCATGCTTCGACCTCGGCGACTCGAGCGTTGATCTTCGAGAGCACGTCTTCGAGATCTTCCGCTGACGCTGCCCAATCGACGGTGAACTGCTCACCATCGTTGAACCACGGGATCACGTGATCGTACTCGTGACCGAACGCCTTCTCGCAAACGTGCTTGAGCGCGATGGGTTCGACGATGATTCCTGTTCGCTTGTCGTCCTCGATGCGAAAGGCAGCGAAGACAACGAAAGCACGTTCCTTGATCTGTGAGATCGCCACGCCCTTCTGGATTCCTGGTCCGCACCATTCGCCGTAGAGAACGATCGTACCGGTCGGCGGAGCGAATGCAGCCAGCGCATCCTTCTTCGAATCAACCCACTTTGCGAAGCCGACGTTGTCGTTCTCCGGCGTGATCACCGACGTCCTTGACATTGCGTACACGGTGCCATCGGCATCGACAGCAATGCCCGCGTTCGTGCCGTGCAGCTTCACCTTCCCGCGGTAGGTTACCACGCTCTTGCCGTCAGGCAGCAGGTCGGGTCGCTTCTGAAAGCTCCGACGCATGCTGTGAAAGTTCTCGATGTCAGTCCATGCGATATGTCTGGGCATGTGTAATTCCTATGCTCTAAGCATACCTCGCGAGGCAGCGAGTTTGCACCATCAGATGCCTTCGAAACGAATGCTCGTGATCTTGATATCGTCGTCGGTTACGACATGCATGCTCGTCTTCGAAGCATCGATGCTCGAATCACCGCGCCAGCCCAAGGGCAGGACAGTGCCAGCGAACCTGCGCGAACACACGAGGTTCCCCTCGCCGGATCGTTCGAAAGTCGATTCGCCACCGTAGAGCCTGGAGAACTCGTGGCTTCTGACGACCTGACGTCCGCCAGACATCTTGTTGAACCACATCGCGGCCCTCGAGAGCTCCTGCTCCATCGGAGCGGTCAACCACTCCGGTCTCTTGTTGTAGCTGTTGAAGTTGAACTTGCCGTCGACGTGGACATCGAGGATCGAGCCGAGCATCTTGATGATCTCAGGCTTCTTGATGCGTTTCACCTTCGCTCGTTCGCTGACCACCACGGGTTCGCAGATGAGCTTGTTGGCATCAGTCAGTCTCACGAACAGCTCGAGCTTCTTCTTCGTATCGAGACCTGCGGTGATCTTGAACGTCACCGAATCGCCAGCGGAGCTTCGGTGCTTGTCAGACCTCGTCGAGATCTTCATGTCGAGCTTATTGAGCTGCAACGTCACGCCAGCAGGAAGCACGACAGTCGTGAACTTGGGCTTGTCGTAGTCCCAACCACCGGAAGCGTTCTTCTCGTAGTTGAAGTTGTAGTCGTACGTCGATTCACGCTTGAACGTCCCAGGATTCTGCTCCTCGAGGAATTCCGTGAACCCTGAGTTATACGCATGGATGAGGTCGAGCTCCCAAGGAGCAGTGGTGATGAATTGGTCGCCGATCGAGGGGATGAAAAATTTCATTGGCTATTGATCCTTGTCATGGAGCGTACGTTGTTCACTTTTTGGCAGGCGGCTCGACCCAACGAGCACGATTATGATCGTTTTGCAGTTTCACCACAGCTTCACGATGACCGTAATCGTCGTACACCTGACCGCCAACGAATTCGACGATGTGTCTGTACGTCGACGTTGACAGCTTGACGACAGCATGGAACGGGATGATGAACTTCATCACGGTCTTTCCGTTGTCTGTTGTCATTCGACTCGGATCATCGAACGTATAGAACCCACCCTCGCGAGCCGAAACGAGCCATCTGTTGAACTTGTTCTCGGCCTTCGTGATGATAAAGACGTTTGGAAGCTCGGTTGATTTCTCCAGCGTGCCACGAAACTTGATGTCGTGGTACTTTTCGCCGTTCGAAAGGTAGACGCTGACATGCATCTCGCCGACATCGACGTCGTTCACCTTGGCAAGGTTTTCACGATAGACGCTCATGGTGTTCTCGTTCAATCGGCTGAGAGGTTCCAGATGATGATCACCGAGTCGGTGGGATCGGTGATCACCTCAAGTCGAAACGTGTCGCCGAGCTCCGGTCCTTTGGGGATGAAGGTGCGCATCACGCAGTCACGAGAGGACGGGTTCCCGATGAGCTTCTTCACCTCGATCTGATCGACCATGAACACGTCAGCATCCGTCTGCATCATCCCGTCCCTGAACCTCAGCAGGGTTCCGAGATCTTCCTTGAGCTTTTCCTTGCCATATCGGCCCCATTTTGACCCGTCGACGAAATCTCGCTTAAGTGCATCAACGTTGTTTCGGTCGTCGCTCGAGTCGAATCGGGTCTCCATGTACGTGACGAGCTCGGGTGAGCTCAGCCATGCCGACATCTGCTTTTTGATCTCGTCAGTGCTGAGCTTCATCACTTCTTCCCGCAGAAACGAGCCTTTGACTCCGGAACCATGTTCTGTTCCTTCATCAGGATGAACTTGTTCCACATGGACAGCAGATGCCATTCAGTTTTATTATCGTTGGGATCATGGTCCTTCATCTCGATCATCCCATCAGCAACGATCTTCTTTCTCCATTCCGTGAATGCATCCTCAGCTGAGAAGATCTCGATCTTCCTCACGCGTTCGTCATCTTCGGCGTGAGGATGAGCCAAGACATCGTACGATCGAAGCTCGCCGGTGAGCACCTGCGATGCCTTCGACACATCATCGCGGTACAACTTGACGGTTATCTTCCCGACGTCGTAGTACTTCGTGGGAGTCTCGTCACGTTTCTCTGCGCTTCTGTAGGGCGAACTCGCTGCCATGGTCATTTCCTACCACGACGAAACAGCCTCTTGCACCAGTTCTTGAACCTGCGAAGCTTCCGTCGCAGCCACGATTCATCCCGATCCCAGCGTTGCCAGAGGACGTCTCCGTTCGGTTGATGGGTGAACTTCGACATCGAGAAATCATCATGAAGCTCGTAAACGAACTTGGTGAATCTCCTGCAACGCTGGCAGATGCCGTAAAACTCGGTGTGATACGACGTGATCCTGCCGGTCGTGTGAGCTGGTCCGTCGCGGTGAGCTCCCATCGTGTCATCGTCGGCCAATTCGGTGTACGTGGGCTCGACCGTACCTCGTGTGAATTCCGCAGGGATCTCGAGATGATCGCAATCACCGCAGTGACCGGTGAGGCTGTGCCATTCGACATTCGTGTGGGTGAAGGTCAACGGGAAGTGCGACGAGAGGAGCGGCAACGAGTTGAACTCGTCCATGAGCAGCTTCGTCTGGTGTCCCCCGGGTCTCTCGTCCATGAGAGGATGCTACCACGTTGGTCGTCCCAGTTGCATTCACCTGAACGTGCGAAACACCCGATCCCAGACGAAGCTGTAGATTCCAAAGTTCTTCTTCATGTTCCTGTGATGCACGAAGTGCCCATCTCGCAACGATTCATATCCAGGGTACACCCGCGAGAGCCAGTGATCCCTGACATGGAACGAGTCATGGATGATATCGTTCATGAGGCCCACGAGAGCCATCGAGAAAAACGCAGCAACGGCAACAGGCAGGGAAATCAATCCCACGAGCCAGAGAACGATAGGAAGCAGCAGGAGGGGACTGAAAGCCAACAGGAACGTGTAGACGGCGCTGTCCTTGCCGGCGCTTCTGTACGAATCGCTGACGAGATCACGAGGAGGGTAGTGAACCAGGTGGTGCGCCATGTGCGACTTTCTCAGCGGACCAGACCATCGCTGGTGCAGAGCCCAATGAATGACGTACCCAAGAAGGGTCGTCGCCGTGTACGTTGCGAACGCTGTGACAAACACCCACAGGATCATGCATATACGTACCCTCATGGTGCGAACATCCGACGAAAAGCTGCTACGTGAGTACATCGAGATGTTGATCATCTGCGAGGCACCAGTACCGCTTAAGAAGCCGCAGACACGTGAACAGGCAAACGCGTTCATCAAGCTGCTGAGGTGGGCAGCTGACAAGATGGAGGCGCCGGCGAACGTCGTCTCAAGTGCAATCGATTCAGCGATGAATCACAACATCTGGGACGACGCCATCGAGCTGCTACGTGACTTCTACGTGATGAAGGGCATCAAGTTTCAGGCTGCCTGATCAACCCTCAAGCTTGACAAGATGATCATCGATGTATGCCTTTCCCTCGGGTGAGGTGAAGATCGGAACCTCGTTATCAAAGATGAAATCGTTGGTGACGCCGTCCTTGCTCCTTACGACGCAGCGACCACGCTTCCAACGTGTCTCAACATCGTCCCAGTTTTGACCCTTCTGAAAGATCATCTCCTGAAGCTCTGACCGGTTCTTACCATCGCACTGCTTGTGCGAGTAGAGCGATCTTGCGACCATCTGGACGGAGTTCCTCGTTGCGTCCTGCTGCCTCCAAACGAAGTAGTTGCAGACCTCATCCTCAGGGAGAACGAATGCCCTGGCATCGAAGACTGCCGGCTTGATGTCGGAAACTTCAGGTGGCGCTGAGGATGTCCTGTCGGCCCAGATCCTCCACGAGTGCTTCGTGAACGTTGCTGATGCGATACCCGCGGCGACGCTCACCATCTTCTGCACCTGGTTGTCGAACCATGAGGATGATGTGAAGCGCTTGTACGAGTGAACGAGGATCGAGACCTCGTCGGATTGGACGTAACCCAACTCTGCACCCTGGATCTCATCGCACAGCCGGAGCGCAACCTGGTCCATGACGAACGTCAATGCTCTGTCGAACGGTTTCTCGCACTTCGCAGCGTACGTGTGAAATGCCTTCCCATCGACCCTGATGATGACAGGTGTCCTCGGCGTCAGGCTCAACCGCGTTGATTCCTCGTAACGCTTCATCCTTGCGGCGAGGGAATCCGTCCTTGTTTTCGTTCCCATGATCGCTCTCCTATCGAAGCTCGCAGTTGAGCTTCTTTGCAACGTCGGCTGCTTCATCGAAGCTCTGGCCCACGTAGAGTTCCCTGTCTGGTCTGTACGACCTGTGACCTCGTGTCATGAAAACCCTGATCCCAGACCCTACCGTGTAGGAATCGATGTAGCAGTAATCGATCTGCCCGGAAGGCAGGACGATGATAGAGGCTAATGCTGTCACAACGAACAACATCACAAACACGATCATCGCTTTCAGATGAATGCTCATCACTTCACCTCGCAATCGATGAGCCTGGCTGCAGAAATTGCATCCTCGAACGACCTCGCTTCATTTACGATTCGACGATCGAATCCCCACCGGACATGACCGTAAAGATCGTACGTGATCGTATCTGGATTGATCGTACTGTTGTAGATGTACGATTTCGTGTAGCAATAATCTACACGTCCATCTGACGCGATCACATTATATGCGATGTATAACGCGCCCAACGTAAGAACAAGCACTCCCAAGAACTTGCTCCACAGCGTCAACTTCTCCGCTGTGAGCATGATAGTTGTTTTTGAGCTCATCACAGCATGATATCACATGCCGTGAGAACAGTTCACACTTAGGGTTCTAACCCGAGAAGCATGCGACCATGTTCTGCTGAGGGCTTCACGTTCGTCATCGCTTGTTCGCCCGCTAGCTTGCGGAGGGCGCGCTCATGAAACAGCTCGTCATTGAGGATTCGGGCGAATGTCTCCCTGACATCGGACGGAGCGCTAGCATCAGCTGCGATAGCCTTGATTCGTTCTAGCCTCATAGCCTCAGCGTGCGCACCGACTGCACAGCCGTTCTCAAACGAATCGACCTTCGTCAGCATGCACCGCCAGTAACGAGCCTCAGCATCTGTTACGTCGCTAACGATCCCTCTGGAGTCGAGCAGCTGCTTCACCCACGATGCATGCATCTCCTCCTGGGCGGCGATAGTCTCGAGGATCGTTCTCTCGTTGGCCGACCTTGCATACGCTGCTGAGAAGCCTCTCAATCGTGACGCTGCTGACGCTTCGCCTCGGTGCTGCTTGATGAGCCACTCGTTGAATCGAGCAGCATCGTTCTTGATCTCCTGCCACCATTGTTCCGACGTTTTCATGGTTTCTTCTGTCCCTTCTTGTTCTGCAGCATCTTCTGCCACACGGCGAATGGAACGCCAGCGAGCGCACGGGTTGCCATGTCGAACGTGGAGAGAAGCTCCTTCAACGAGGCATCGTCCTTGACGTCGCCTGATCGAACGGCGTCAACGATCATCTCCTGAAGCTTTTCCCTGATGACTTCCTTGCGCATGTACGACGATGATGCGCTGACGCGAGATGCTTCAGCGACCATCCTCACCAACCTGCCGAACTTGATCTTCACGTTCGTAAGTATCAGGACAACGAATCAGGCATCTTCACCGAACGAACGCGGAATTCCTTCCCGTCAGCCGTCGTCATGATCGACCCCTCTTCGTCTGTCGCGATGTCATCTGGAACTATCGAATCAGGATCGTTCATGACGACGCCTGGCGCTACGGATGTAGCAACGTGCGGATAGTACTTGCGAGAGATCGCAACGGCTCGTTCGATCATCTTGTTGATCGTCTTCGTTGCGTTTTCGATCAACGATGTTCGAGCCTTCTCTGCTGAATCGAAGATCTGGCCCTCGATCGACTCCAGCTCCGTTGATCCGTTCTCGCCAGGAAGGTTGACAACGTACCGCGTCACGTTCCCCTGCAACGTTTGCTTCGTGATCACCTCAGCGACCTGCATCGGATACACTGACATCGAAGCCGTGGCTGCAACGAACAGGATCTGACCTATCTTGTAGACCTTGTCAGCCATCTTGATCCTCGGTTGAATCTTCCTTGTTGACTTCCACCCGGAAAACACCCAGAGGCGGGTTCGACGTGGGAGCGATCACGTAGTCAGGCGCTGCTTCATCAACCTCGATGTCAACGCTGATGCAGGCTGCATGAACCTTCTTCCAAAGGTTCTCATCGACCTGATCACCCGCTTCGGTCGCAGCAGCAAGAGCATTGCTAACCGTCTGCATCTCCTCGATCGGAAGGATCAGAGTCATCAGATCTCGTAGGTGCTTGAGCTCATCACGATCAAGCTCAAGCACTGTGAGAACAGCAGGTGCTTTCCTGGGTGCACGCTTCCTCGGCGCAGGCTTAGCAGCTCTTGTCATTTTGACACCTCAGGAGATCGTTGAACCATCAGGACCAGTGCCGGTGAGTGCCTCCACGAACAGATCGTACGTGTCCTTGTGCTGCACGCCCTGCTCGATCTTGACAACCTTCATCGCAGCCTGCAGCGTCTTCCAGTCAAGCTTCTCCTTGAATTCCTCAACGAGGTTCTTCTCGTCCTCCTTGAGGAGCTCCTGCTCGTCCTTGATCGTCTTGAGCCTGGTGGTGAATTCCTTCACGAGCGTGCGGACAGCACCGACCTCGTCAGGAGTCATCGCATCAACGTTGTACGACGTGTTCTTTCCCATGATGGGACTTTACTGCAACCACGCGTCGGTGTTCAGAGTTGGCTGATCTTCTGGATCACACGAAGGTGATCCTTCACGTACGGATGATCATCAGCAACGCCGTTCTCAAGCGCTGTATCGACCTGAGCCTGCAGGGCTTTGACGTAGAAAGCCTTCATCGACTTCTTCGCGGCCAACAGCACGGCCTTCTCGATGGCCTGCCTCTCCTGAAGCGGCGCTGCATCGAGCTTCTCAGCTCCAGCGATCTGTTTTCCAGCAACACGCTCGAGATCCTTGATCGATTTCGCGCTCATCACCTTCGCAGCACGCTCGTACGCTTCCTTCAGCGTCTTCCTCACGAGCTCCTGTCCGACCTTCGATAGCTTAGCGACCTCGGAACTTTGCCTCAGGGCACCACGCACCTGATCGTTCGATGCCATCCTCATGATAGCTGAGGCAAGCCTCGTCGTACGCTTGTCATCGTCCTCCAACAACACGTGCCCGCGGGCTGCTCTGACCTCGCTCACGCCGCCCTTGAATATCCCACTCAGCAATCGATCAAGGCTTCCACCGGACAGGATGCTGAGAAGTTTTGCAGCAACCTTGGGTGCTTTCTTGGCGAACTCGACAGTCAGGAACAGATCAGGACGATACATGAACGCCGCGATCATGATGTCGGAATCGCCAAAGGCTTCCCAGACCGTCGAGTAAACCTGCGAGTACTCCTGCCTGATCCTCTGAAGCTCCTGACGTTCCTCGGCGAAGATCTTTCCGTAGTCATCTGTCAATGCTGGGAGCAACGTCGTCATGATCGTCTCGAAGGCGACCTTAGCTGTCGTGATCGCTCGCTGCGATAGCTCCTTCGTCTTGCCTGCCGCGACGCCGACAACATCGACGAACGGTTTGATGAAAACCTTGTACAGAGCATCGCCATCGGCATAATGCGCGCCACCGGGCATTCCAGCCATGGGATCTATCCCAAGGCCAGCGTAGTCGCTTCCAGAACCCCCAAAACCGTAATCCTCCTTGATCAGATCGCGGATCAGGATCCTCAAGGGATCTTCGGTCTTGCTGTGCATCGGTTCTAAATATCGGTCACGCCGGAGGCAACACGACTTCTCTACCGGTCAACGAGCTCCACCTCTTGATGAGCAATCGTTCGAAGTCATTTGTCCTCTGCTTCTTCGTGATCGGATCCCGGGTTGAGAACATCGTCCTGTGCTCGGAGGGGAGGTTCTTGAGAAGTTCCTTCTTCACCGTGATCCACTCATCGAGCGCTGGTGCGTACCCATGGACACGTTCCATCGCGGAGTTGATGGCATCGCCGTCGCTGACAACGTTCCTGATTCTCACCACGGCTTCCTCGATCACGGGCCTCTGGTAGACAACGAGCTTCGGAAGGTCGTCGATGTTGTGCCATCGAGCATCGGCCACCTCGTTGTCAGGATCGTCATGACGAGGTGTGAAGTCTCCCTTCGCCCTCGCGAGGAACGTGATGACCGTCTTGTCCTCCTTCTTCGACTTGAACCTGACATCGCCGAGTCGCCGTCCAAGCACAACGTTAACGCCGGTTTCCTCGCGCACCTCGCGGCGAGCGCAGTCCTCGATCGACTCACCGTCGTCGGTGTGGCCTTTCGGAATTCCCCAATTTTCGTTGTGAGAAAATTGCTTGATCAGGAGAATAAGCACGTTGGTGCCCTCCGTTCTCCAGGCGATAGCTCCACACGAGGTCGTTTTCTTGACCTTCTTGTTCATCAGATGACACTACCACAACTTATGTGCCAATGACACGGACAGCTGTCGTATGGTAGATAGACTACATGCGAATTGGACTCATCTGTATGGCTGGCAAGCCCGTGCATGCTGGACACGTTGGCTTGATCAAGATCGCCGCGGCGGAGTGCGATCAGGTGAAATTGTACGTTTCGATCAGCGATCGTGCACGACCAGGCGAGGTTGTCATCCTGGGATCCGACATGCAGGAGATCTGGTCGACAGAGCTCGAGAAGATCATGCCCGGGAATGTCGCCATCACGTACGGTGGCTCCCCCGTTGCAAACGCATTCAAGGAGATCGGAGAGGCATCGAAGGATGGTTCGGCTGATACGTTCGTGCTTTACGCTGACGATGTTGACCTTCAACAGAACTTCCCAGACGCATCGTTGAAGAAGTACGCAGCCACGCTCTTCGACGCTGGCCAGATCGAAAAGCGACCGGTCAAACGCACGGAAACGGTGAACGTTTCAGGCACGAAGATGCGCGAGTACCTGAACGCTGGCGATTCAGCATCGTTCATCAAGAACCTTCCGAAGGGGATCAACGGAAAGCACGTCTGGAACATCCTTCATGCCAGGGTGAAGAATCCACCTCAGGTGAAAGCGACATCGAAGGCGAAGGCGCCCAAGAAGCCTGTGAAGAGCGAGCAGCTGATCAGGAGGTTCGTTGAGGAAACGCTGAAGGGCTGACGATGAAATCGCCCTTCGTCGCTCCGATGCACTCGATCGACGGCATGAACCTGACGAACGCTCGACCCGACCTGAAGAAAATGGTTCCTCGGGTGTTCGATTCGGAAAGCTGAAATGCTCTGTTCATTGCATCGCTGAACCCGTTCTCAGGCTTGAACGCTTCGTCAAGCACCTTTCTGTTCATCTCGATGAATTCCTTCGAGATATCATGCATCGGGTTGCAACGTCCTGTCATGGTGAGCTTCCCATCCTTCATGAGCTTCGAGATCCTCGCTCGAACGTCGGATACAGCGTAGCTGTTGGAGCCCATACGAGAACGTAGCGACTTGGTCTCCTTGACGTGCCAATTCCCAGCGCTGGCTCCCTCTCCCTCGAGGTCGAACTTGCCAGTGCCAGGCAACCATGCGACGTCGTTGAACATGAAAGCAGCGAGGATCTCACCTCGACCGTCGACCTTCGTGCAAACGTCGAATATGGGAAGCAGAACCTGAGGAACATGCACGCTATCGAGCTTTGCAGCGTCGGCGAGGCTCATGTTGAAGACGCTCTTTGCAAACTCATCAGGATCAGACGTCAAGATGACTGCCAGCACCTGCTTGAACGCGACGGAGCTGCCTCTCATCGTGCACGCTTCTTTCCCAGATGATGAACCTGTCAGAAGCTGCCAAAGCCTCCTCATGATGAGGCCACGCTTGCTTGTTGGGAATAGCCGACCGTACTGTTCCAGCCATCGTGCCAGCGCAGGACTGTCAGCTAACGACTTGAACGTTCCGATCTTGGGAAGCTCAGCTTTCTTCCTTGCTTCAGTGCGAGCCTTCGCCCACTGCGCCTTGCTGTAACCATTTGTTGTTTTGAAGCGATCCTTCTTTGGATGGATGCTCAGGATTTGAGCAGCTCGCTTCTCAACCCAAGCGCTCCTGTCCTTCAGGGTTACCCTCTGACCCTCGTTCTCAAGGTTGTATCCGAAGTGCATGAACGTCAAAGCTGATTCATCAGACGATGAAACGCCGACGAGCTCACCATCACGTAGAAGGGTGTACCTGGGCATGCTCGAGCTATACCACCCGAGCTAACCAATTTTCACTATGCTTTTGGACCTGAACCGAAGATGCTCAGAGCAAACCTAGGTTGTGCCTGGCTAACCTTCTCGAACTTGATCGCAGCGCCGAGCTGCGAGTGAGGGATGATCATGAACCCCTGCGGGTTGACGATGAACAACCCATCAACCTGAGAGAAGACGTTCTTGATCTTGATGCTGTTGAACCATTCGTTGAAGAACGTACGTGGATCAGAGAACGCGTTGTCCTTCAGCGTCGCCAGAGCGATCTCGAATTCCTCAAAATCTGACAGGATATCATCCCTACCGGTGTCCTTCTCGATCTTCTTCGCAACATCGATGAACGTTGGTTTCGAGACTGACACTGCCTTGTCATTGAGCTTGACGACCTGCGATTCCCTTGAACTGTCACCGTCGTCGGCGCCCTGTAACATCTCCTTGATCTTTTTCACCGTGAACAGAACCGATCTCAGGTCGATGAAGCGATCCTTTGACACCTCACCCTTACCTACGATCATGTCGTAATCATCATCGACGAACGTTTTGACGAAATCGAGCATCCTTGCTCCATCATCGCCCATCGCGTCGGCTAGCTTGACCCGTTCTGACACCGTTACGAAGTTCCTGAGCTGCGTCATGACGGAATTCAAACGTCTTTTCGCTTCTTCGAAGGCCTTCCTTCCTTCGGTACCAGGCCTGATCAGGTTGGAGCTCGACAGCAGCTGCTTGACCTCCCATGTCGATCCGTCGACCATCACGACATCGTACGAGACAGATCCTCCCTGAACCTGCCCACCGAAGACATGAGCAACCCACTCCTCGCCCGGACCCACCCCTGAATCAGCTTGTCCTCCATCTTCGCCGGCTGACTTCGAACCGTACGGGATCTTTGACTTCTTGACCTGTGCCGGCCACGGGTGCCAGACCATGAACTTGATCTTGTTGATGTCGAGGATCGATTTCTTATCAGACGGAGGCATCTGTTTATCGCCAGTTGTCCGTGAACCTCCCCTTTTTGCACGAACGTAGCTACGAACCTCTGGATTGAACGATGAGTAACGATCCTCGATCTTGTCGAGCTCGGCCTCAAGCGTCTCCCTACGCTTGGACGCTAGCGGCACGTTGAAGTTGTAACGATCCTGAGCCCTCAACATCTTGCGTGCTCGTTCCTCGCCCATGCCGCCCTTTCGCAGCTTGAGCATCTCAGCGTCGTAAGCGTCCTTCTTCTTCTTGTTGTCATCCCACGCCGCCAGCGAAGCCTTCGCAGCGAGGTATGCTGCTTTGGCATCCTCCTCAGCTTTGTCGAAGTCTGAACCGGCTGTCGTCGTATCCTCATTCAGCAGCGAATCAAAGATGTGTTCCTTGATGAGGACCTGCTCGAGCTGGCGCCTGATGATCCTTCTAACGCGCAGTTCGTTCAACGTTGTCATAGCACGTCCTTGTCAAACACCGTCCAGCGTTCCAGCGATTCGTTGAGAACCTCTCGTAGGATGTTCTCACCCATGTCAAGCTTGGGCACGCCCTTACGTTCGTACTTGAACAGTGAAAGGATCTGCGATGCAGGAGCGAACGTCCCAGTGAACTTGTACGCCTGTCCCTTGTAGAAGAACACGACACCCTCCATCGCGGAGCTCACGTTGTCAACGCTCCGGAGCTTGCTCATCTCCTTCTGAAGGATGTCCATCGCTGCTTGGTTCCCGCTCGACTCGATCGCAGAGATTGCCTTTGACACCTGCGATTGGATCCTCGTGACCTCAGCGTCAGACTTGCTGATCAACGTCGACTTCAACCCTCTCAGCACCTCGATGGCGAAATCGCTGATCGCAAGTTCGATGGGTTGGATCGCTCGTCTCTTGAGCGCATCCGATGCCTTGATGAACTCGACCACCGATGCTAGCTCCTCCTTGGGAACGAGCTTCCTGATCTCTGGGATGCCGGGCGCGCCCGGGACGCCGATGCAACGATCGATGACCATCGTCATCGCCTCTTCATCGATGTTCAACGACGAGGTTGCTTCATCACCGATCACGACCCGAAGGTAATCGAACATGTTGTCGTTGTCTGACACACCGGCGTTAGCCATCGATGATTCGATCCTCGATAGGGCATCGTTCAATGTCGACCCATCGCTCATCTTTTTCAAGCTGAGCAACGAAGGTCCTCTCACCTTCCATCCCTTCAGCTTGAGGGACTTCTGCATCTGGTCGATCCTTGATGAAAGGATCTGAACGCCTGTATCATCGTCGACCTGCGTCGTCGAACCGTTCCTCGACTCGAACACGGGCCAACCATGGAACACGATGTTGTTCGAATCGTAGTTGATCATGTTCGGGTTCGCCGTGTAGATGATCTCAATCGAGTACCACCTGTTGCCTGACGTTCCGAAGATCTTCTTCTTCACCGTCGGTGGGATCGCTGACATTGCGTCCGAGAGCACCTTGAACGCTGCGTTGAACGCGTCCTCGATGTTTCCCCTACCCTGGAACTTCTTGGCGAGCGCCGCGGCGTTCATGCCACCCGACTTGATGTCTCCGCCGTTCCTTGCGACCCTCAGGAGGTCCTGAGAAACGTCATACGTGAACACCAGGTTCATACCATCGAGCTTCTCTGAAACCTTTTCTAGCTTGCCGGATGCAGCACGAGAGAGGACATCTTTCAGCTCTCCGAATGTGAGCTCAAGGTTATCGTACAGGTGCTGCAGGTGACCGACAGCGCCACCCTCATAGATCAGATTTTCGTTCATGACATCCTGCGTGCAGTTTTGCGACCGTCAGAATTCGTGGTACGAAGCACCTGATCTGCCCTTGAATCAGCTGCTGAACGAGGCGTGTAGTTGAGCTTCGACAAAGCTTCCTTCCTGTTGTCGTAAAGCCAGCCAACGAAACCGTCGCTGATCCTTGCAGGAACGGTGCCAGCGTCCATCGACTTTTCAAGCGATCGCTTAGCCCTCGAGAGATCCCTTGGTGTCGCCGCCGACGTTAGTCCAGCAACGATATCAGCAACTTCAGGATCCCTTGCTAGCGATGCCCATCGTTCCTCAGGAGAACCTTCGAACGATTCTTTCACCTGCGTCTTCGACATCCTTGATGCTGTCGCCCTTACAGCCGATCTGAGCTCAGATTTCAGCTTTGAGATGATCCGCGAGTAATTTGCACGTTGCTCTGACCCACGACGCTGGCTCGACCTCCAACGCTCTAGGTCGGCGATCCTTGTCTTGAGATCCTTGATGTGCTGCGATGAACCATGTGGAACCTTCGCTCCACCAGTCACCTCAGCTTCGCGCATCCTGCTCTCAAGAACGAGCTCAACGAGCTCACTCAAGCTTTTCAACGTGCTTCGTTCCATCGTTAGCTCCTGCCTCCGCAGCATCGATCGCATGCTTGCACGCGCCGTATACGAACATACGTAGGTGGTCATCGTCGACTGTTGCCCCATCGTCCAGGGAGAAACGCTCCCGAACCTTCTCGTAGAAACCCGGCATGATCTCCATCTCAAGGACCATGCCGTTCGGTAGCTTGACTTGCCTTGTTTCAGCGCTCATTGCACGTACTGTACAACGATCGTAAGGAGAGATCAGGCTCGCTTTTCTCGTTTAGTTGCTTCTCGTTTCTTTGCAGCCTCAGAAGCAATTTTACATCGTGCAGCGTACGCTTCATCAGACATCACCTGCCAGCGTTTCTGTTGACCAAGCGATCGATTTCGTTTGTATTCATCTGTCATCGACGCTTCTTTGATGATGTCACTCATTTTCTTTCTAAGGGTTTGATCTTTCCACGCTTCAGCGTATTTTTCGCTAGCGTTAGCTCGAACAACAGGATCTGACCATCGAATAGCTTGAGATTCTGATGCAATTCGTCGACGTTCGTTTGAACTCCACACTCGTTTTTGAGATTCACTCATGAGCTGACGTGTTGCTTGCGAAGGTTTGGATCCAGAACGACCTTCTCCACCTAGCGTCATGTTCGCTCCCGTGGAGTTTTCACAAACATACGTTCGAAATTCACGAATGCATGCGATTTCCGTATCAAGTGCTTCTTGTTCATCATCGCTTTCGAATACGACAATGCGTACAAATCCATGTTTCTTCACGATGTTACGATGATACGCATTTCGGATCGTGCTGTTAACTCGAACTTGATTGCCCTTACCAACGTAAAACACTCGTGGTTGATCTTCACACGTAAGATCAACATACACAGCAAACTTCTTTGCGATAGCGATGTTCACTTCTTTTTTGGAGTGATCGGTGTAGGCGAGCTCGTGTCTTCTAGGGGAGATTTTGAAGATTGCTTCGGCTTCGAAGACACGATCACGTTGGGCTGGATGTGCTTGACGTTTTTCGTGCGAGCTGCAGCATCCTTTGACATGTCAACGTTCGCAGGGTTGCTATCAGGTTGACTAGCATCATTCGCCTGGATCTCTCCTGTCATGATCTGTGCGATTCCCTTGAGAAAGGCTAGCAACGCTGTCTTCTCCGCCGTGGAGAGCCCAGAAACGTACTTTTCCATGCCAGCTTTGACGGTGTCGTCCTTGAACGACTTGCCAGACCTGATGGAATTCAGCTGATCGACGATGTCCCTTGGTTCAACGTCACCGTCGGCGAGCTTCTCTGTTTCATCCTCGTCAGGAGAACCTTCCTGATCTCCATCGTCAGCATCGTCATCACCTGAACCATCGTCAGAGAACAGATCGAGCTCTTCATCTCCATCTGAGGGCATCTGAGGTGGTGCTGGTTGTGAAGATCCTCCCTGCTTTTCCTTTTCCTGGAGAGCTCGGTCGCGAAGCGTGGCCTTCGTCCCTGAAACTGCTTCAGAGATCACGCTATCGATGAACGTGCCTAGCATCGCTCCGCTGTTGATACGCAACGTTGAGTTACTCATGTTGATCCTTTCAGCGGTACCTGATCCGGTTGTTCGGACGATCCTGCACCTTGGCTGCCCTTGCCCTCAATGGGCTGTCGGCAACGGTCTTGATCTGCGTAGATGCATGCTCCTTGATCAGGATCGAATCCATGAACTTGTCGAACGCAAAGCCCTCGCTGTACTGATCAGGTTGATCGGCGTACGGATCTTCCTTTTCGCAAGCGGCGCACATCGTCGAACCAGGCGCTGCCTCGCCAGGGCACATCATGCACTCCGTGCCTGTCGGTCCTGAACCATCGTCAACGCCTAGGCCATGATCGTCGCCCCCAGGGAAGACGACCTCATCGTCCTGAACGTCCTCAAGTCCCCAATCATCGACCGGATCCTCGAGATCATCTACGTCCAAACGGCCGGGCGCTAGCCTGTCATCATGAATTTCGGGCTTCATCATCGCTTAAATATGCAGCTCGTGCTCAATCTTCGTGAGCTGAAGCATCAACATGCACGTCTGCTGCTGAGGGTTGATATCGAAGATCCTTGACGCTGTGATCTTTCTCTGCCCGCGTATCTCGAACCTTGATGATTCGCCGTGTTGCATCTCAACGTTGTTCACGTTGACAGGGATCGCAGCCAGCGATAGCGCATCGTGAAGCTCAGTCTTGAACTCAATTTCAGCGGGTTCGCCGAACAGCACGGATTCGAGGAGTCCAGTCATGACCTTCTCGCCGGCAAGGTCGATGATAACATGCACGTATTTCGTCGAGAGTTCCTCGATCATCCTTTCTCGGATGACGTCCTCATCATCCTCAAGGTCGGGCACATTTCCCTTGAGCGTATCGCTCATCAGAATCTTTTCTTTTGCCACTTTCATCTCCATGGTGTTGGAGAACGTACATCACAGTGCTAACGTGTTACAGGACGCCTTCATCCTGATCGATCACGTATTCATCGTTCCTTGAGTACACGACATCCTTGAACGATGCATCAGCGAATGCAGCATACTCACGATCAAGCTCCGTCACATCATCGATGTCATGCGTCGACAACCTGAGCGAGACCTTCTCGCCCATGATCGTAATGCACGCGTGATGCTGAACGGTTGCCTCGTACTCCAACAACGTTGACACGAACCGTTCACGATCGCCGTCACGACGAAACGTGTACGTCTTGTTCAGAGCTCGATCAAGCTTTCGCCATCGATCGACAGCGACGACAGGAACTTCCGCCTCCTTAGGTTCGACTGGCAGCTTTCCAAATTGCATCGGCCTGTTTGCCTTCTCGATGAAGCTTTCGTGAAGCAGTTTGAGGTTCATCAGTAAAACTTCTCCCCAAAGAACTCTGCTGCGTAATCGAGCAGGTCTGATTCCTCAAAATCTAATCCCTTTGCCGACGCTAGCGTTTTCTTGTGCTGAGAAAGCAACCTGCCGACGTTACCGGAGCTCTTGCTGAAGTAGGCATAGTTCAGTGGATTTTCAGGACCGTCTTCATAGACTCGAGCATCATCGATCGCAGGCTCCGTCTTCGGCTTTTCCTCATTGTCGAGAGGTTTCGCTTCGACATCAGATCGCTTTTTCTTGTAGTACGACCAAACGTTGCTAGCGGCATCGGAAACGCTCACTCGATCTGGAACGAGACCATCCTCCATCCTCATGACGATATCGTACATGAGCGGGCCATAGCCCTTTCGGGCAGCTGAGTTGTCGACGGCGCTAGCGTGCCAAGCGTTCTCCTGCTTCTGCGTGATCATCATCGCAACGATGCAATCCGTCGATCCAAGATCCGTGTCGCCGTTCTTCATCGCAAGAAGCTTCTTTGGATCGTAGAGAACGTACGTATGCTGAACATCACCATCGTTAACAAATAGAGCAAGACCTTCGCTCTCAACCTTAGCGATCGACGCAGCCTCCTCGTTGAGATTTCTTCTGATGATGGCGCGCAGGTTTCTGACCGTCGTCCTCACGTCAACACCACACCGCCGACCACCGCGGCTTCCGTGAAGCTGCTTCCATGAGTCCAGATTCGTCTGTTCCTGTCGATGATCGCTGAACCTCCCTTGAAGTTCATATCACGTTCGGATCCGACGCGGTTGCTGACGATGAGATTCGCTCCAGTTTCCTCAACGAGCTCAACCCATGATGAATCAGGGTAGCCGTAGTTATCGCCCCAGTTCGTGAGAAGCGCGATGGTATCGACGCTTCCGCGATCGTAGAACCTCTGCCCAGGCTTGTTGAACTTGTACGATTCCCTGTACTTGTTCATCGCGTCACGGCACACGAGCACGCCGATTCGACCTTCAGGTGTCACAACGATCGGGTTGGTTGCTTCCGAAGGTTGAGCCCACATGTTATCGGGCCCCCATAGGTTGTGCTTCTGAGCGTTTGCAACCAACCCAGACGGTCCAACGACCGCTGCGGAGTTGTAAAGCTTGCCTTCCTTGAGCTCGACGTAACCGAAGATCACGTGACAGTTGAAGCGTCTTGCGATCTCCGTGAACGCTTGGGTTTGGTATCCGTCGCGTTCCTGGGAACAGCTAGCAGCTTCGTACGCTTGCCTGAAGACGTTTCCTCCCGTGCACAGCTCCGGAAGGACGATGATGCGTGCTCCCTTTCCTGCCGCTTCGAACGTGAGCTGCTGAGCGACGATGAGATTGCTCTCGACGTCGAGCAGCTTCGGCGCAAACTGCACCGCAGCGACGATCTGTGCTCGGGTTGATTGCACCCTCAGTCCTTCTTCTTGCTCTTGTCAGCCTTGGCTTTATCGGCTTTCGCCTTGTCAGCCTTGGCCTTCGCTGCTTTCTTTTGAGCGAGTGACATCGGCTTCTTCGTTGTCTTCTTTGCTTCGGTCACCGCTGCGGCTGCAACTCTGGACTGTGATCCGACGCAGTCATGACCGTCAGGACCCACGTGCTTGTCGAGGTACTCGATCCCATGAGGCGCCTTGTAGACCTTCACTGCCGACTTGCAGAACCTGCAGGTCGCTGTGCTTCCATCGGGACCGGTGCCTTCCATGACGAAGGACGTCCTACGCTTCGATGACTCGCCGAGCGGGCTCTCCACGCCTGACGCCTTGCGAGCACGCTTAATCACGGTGTGAAGGAATTCACGGAAGCCATCAAGTTCCCTCACGATCTCAGGATGATCCTTCATCAGCTGTACGTCAGATGCCGTCAGCTCCCCGGACTTTGCGAGGCTCTTGATGTAATCGTTCATCGCAGTGAGAACGATGATCTCCTTCTCGTCCTCGTCGATGCTTCCGATGAACCTCGCCTTTTCCAGCGCCTTGTCAACCGCTTGTTTGGCTCCGGACACCGAAAATCCGAGCTCTCCGGCGATCTCTTCGAAGCTTGAACCACCAACGTCGTTCATGTTGCCGATGGCTGTTGACTTGTAGGCTCGCTTCGGCTTGCCGTCCTCGTCCTCATCGTCATCTGCGCTGCTATCGCTGTAGTCAGTTCCCGAGAACGACGTATCGAACTTTGGGCTGATCTCGCTCAGCATCCGTCTCACGGAGAGCCTGACGACCTCCTCTACGCTCTTCTGCTCTGTCTTACCGTTGGACATCTCTTCACCCTTCCCAGACTTTTCTGCCACGGCCTGAAGGGCCGTTCTGATGGATTTATACACTAGCGGGACCTCATCGTCAGGCGTACCGTCGAACAGCGAGTTGACAGCGATCACGAGCTCCTGCTTCGTCTGCGGAACGAAGTCAACGTTGGCAGGATCTGTTTGCGCTGCGCTCGGATCGACGACCGGATTGACTGACACAGGCGCTTGATCGACATGGTAATCATCGAGAGCGTTCCCGATGACCTCCCTGAGCGCCTGCTCGCTGACCGTCACCCTTTTCGACATCAGGATCCCTCGCCGTCCTTGGGAGCGGCAGCGTCCGGCGGACCAGCCTTCTTGATCACATCTGCAGCGAACTTGGCCTCAGTTGCCTTACGACCGAAGTAAAGCGTAAGAATCGGGATGAAATACGCTGAACATGCTGCGACGTCGAACGGCCTGACGGCAATCCCTCCAACGTTCTCGACGATTGATGCGATATACGCGATCGTCGTGACGAAGAATGCGATCGTTAGAAACGTCACGGTCACCGACCCAAAGCCGCGCGCGTCCTTGATCCACAACCACGAATCCTTGACCTCAGTTGGATCTGGGTTCATCCTGCAGGGACAATCCATCCCGCAATCATTGCAAACGCAAACTTTCTCAGTAGCCATGACGACGTCCTCTACGCCTAAATATGCAGGGCTACCGACGTTTGCGATGATTCATCTCGCTGTTGCGTTGTTTGCTGCTGACACGGCTACCGCGAGCCCGACACCGACGAGCAGGCCGCCGACACCTGAGACAACGTACCAGAACGGAGAGTTGTCCTCATCCTTCTCATGCTGCTTGATGTTGTCCTGAAGGATCTTGATGTCCTTGTCTCGACTGTCGAGCATCGCTGTCGAAACCCTTCGATCAGCATCAGCGATCGCCTTCAGCTCCGAAGTTTTGAACTCGCACTGTGCATTCACTTCACCACGAGCTCGCTCGACCTCGATCTTGATCTGCTCGTTGATGGAGTTGATCTGCACCGTGATCGTTGCTGATGCTCTTGGTGAAAGCAGCACTCCAGTGAATGGCGCGGCCTGGCCTTTCTTCATGGGAGCGATGACAGCGCCCATCTCGACCTCACCTGCAGGAGTTTCCAGCTTCGGAAGCTTTGCACCTGACGTTGCTGCATCATCAGCATATGCCGGCATCGTGAACGCCAGCATGACGATGATCATGATGAACGAGATGAACTTCTGCATCATGATCACTCCGGAAGTACGACTGGGAAGCCTGTTGCCTCTGAAAGCTGCCGGGCTAGCTCATCAGGATCATCACCATTCTTCTTGATGATGTCATCGATCTGAGCACGCTTCTTGTCGTCAAGATCGCGTTTGGCGTCATCGTATTGCTTCTGCACCGCCGACAGCGTCTCCTCGAGTCGCTTGACGTTGTCATCATGAGCCTTCTGTTGAAGTCTACGAGCTTCCTCGATCCTCTTCAGCTCGTCGTCATGATTTTCCTTCACCTGACCGAAGCCGTCGGCGAACGAAACGTTGTTGTTCCTGAGAAGGATGAATGCGATCACCCCACCAACAGCAACGGCGACTAGCCCCCAATACTTCTTCAGAAGAGCCCAAAATTTTCTCAACTGTACCATCATGTGCCCTTCAGTTTGGCTTTTGTCCAGCCTTCGTTGAATTGATGTCAGGAAGCATCACCTGACGTTGATTGTTCGCGCTAGCCTGAGCTGCTGCGAACAGAACCTGATGCACATGCATCTGCTGCTGCTCGAGCTGAGCAATTCGTCTGTTCTGCAACTGGATGATGTCGTACAGGCTCTTCACGTGCTGGATGGTTGTGTACAGCGATTGCACTGTGTTGACGTAGTTCAACGAAACGTTGAGTGCATCATTGACGAGCTTATCGATCAGTTTCATCTCGAGATGTTCCTTCTTCGATCAAATCGTACAGCATGTCATGGTCAAGTTCATCCACCGGACGATCGCGCCTCGACTTGATCGTGTCCTTAACGAAGGTGCCCTCTAGTTGTTGCTTCAACCTCGCGGTGACGAACCTTTCGATGATCCCTCTTGCTTGGTTGTCGCCGTCCACGACACGACGAGCGAATTCCTCAAAGATATCCTGCATCGAGAGGTTGTACTTGAACAGCTCGCCTCGAAGCTCAGCGTGGGTGCTCTTCTCGAGCTTGATGTGAATGCCCTTACGTTGAGCGAACAGATCCGGACGAAAGTATCTCACAACCCGCCAGCTCCTCCGCCTCCACCAGCGCCGGATCCACCGTCGCCAGCTCTGTCGGCTACAGGAGCTGCGAACTGCGAATCCTGCGTTTCCTGCTCAGTTTCGCCGGCAACGATGCCATGCTCGTCCCTGAGCGTATCCTCGAACCTTGTTGTCACGTCATCATCGTAGGTCTTCATCAGGAAGTTCTTTGCCCTTCTGACGATCGTGCTCCTGAACTCAAGAAGGCTGTCAGCGCTCTCGATAAGCCTTGCGACATCGTTTGCAAACGATTCAACATCAAGGTCCTCGAGCGTGAGCTTGGTTGGTTCCTGGATCACCTCAGGATCTTCCTCGTCATCAGCAGGAGCAGCTTCGTCCTCGCCGTCCTCAGCTTCAGTGAGGAAACGCCTCGTCATCGACCTGAAGCAGAAGCCTTCGTTCTTCACTGACTTTGCTTCGCTCTCGTACTGTCCAAAGTAACGATCGATCTGAGAATCGATCGAATCCTCCGTCTCAGTTTCCTGCTCGGGCGCAACAGGAGGCCCTTCCTCAGAAAGGATCCTACGAAGGTACGACTTGAGCTCCGAAACTCTTACCCTTTTCTTCACTTCAGTACCTCGTTGATCGCTTCTGCTTTGAGGAAACGTTCCTCGACAACCTGCCAGTTGATCTCCCTCATCTGCGAGATCAAGAAGCTCTTCTTGTCGGTGAGGTAGTCCCTGCTGTACGCATGCTCATGCATGTCGATGACAACGATTGGATACAACCCAAGCATGACGTTGTCAGCATCACCATCGATGACGGTGTTGACGTACTTCCTGAGGAAGATGTTGTACCCGCACACAACCCACCCATCACGGGCAGAGAGAGCGCAGGAGATGAAGTCCTTCTGCCAGTCGTCGAACGTACCGAAATCGCGCTGCAATCGCATGTACGATTTCGTGTCCATTTCGATCTCAGAGTGAGGATCGAAGCAATTTGCGAAGTAAAGCTCGTGAAGCCACACAGCGTTCAGGTTGAGCGATTCATCGACCTTCAACGACCTGAACTCACTGTGATGTGGGTTCGTCGATCCACGATCAGCGGTATCAAGGTTCGCGGAAACATCGTTCAGAGCCTGAACGTGTTCCTTGTACAGCTCGTTGTGAGCGTCCTTGGTCTTCTGCGAGACCAGCTCGCTGACCTGCTTGAAAGGCTTTGGCTCGGCAACGTACGATTCATCAAGCGGCTTCGTCAGCTCAGGCCTGATCGATGAAGCAAGGCTCTTCTTGATGATGGAATCGATATCGACCCCTTCGAGGATGTTCTTCTTGTTCATGCAGGTGCCCTTGTACTAAATACACCGCACGAACGTTCAGGTTCGAACCTGAGCTATGAGAGGGAGTATTCGTCCTCGAGCTCAGTCTGATCGACGAGAAATTGCTCACCCTCGGGTGTCCTAAGGATCACGTCACGTGGGCCGACGGAATGAACCGTGTACTTGACGCCGCTTTTCTTGTGCTGCACCTTCAGTTCGGGTGAAAGCACCGGTTTCTCGCCGTCGGGCGTCTTCGGATTCATCGTGAGATCAACGTCCTCGCTAAGCTTACGCAAACGAGCGTTGTACTCTTCACGCATGATGCGAACGATGTCCTTGTCCTCGAGCTTCTTCGTCATTTGAGCCTCCCGCCTGCCCTGATAGATAGGACCGCCTGCTCAAGGGATGCGACGGTGATGCCAGCATCCTTGAGAAGCTGGATGCCACTTGAATCCCTGTAGAGCGAATTGTAGACGAAGACGCTGATCCCGGCGTTGATGATCAACTTCGCGCATGATCGACAGCAGCTATGGGTGCAGTACATGTGCTTCTTCTTCGGGAAGTTGAAATCGCACTTCACCAAGCTGTTTGCCTCGGCATGGATGAATCCTGACATCCCAGGATCGAGCGATTCAGGTACGTTTGGCAGGCCGCTAGCGTTTCCGTTGTACCCACATGCCAGCATCGACGTGTTGTCCTCTGACACGATCACGGTGCCGACCTGCAGCCTCGGATCGTACGATCTTTCAGCGATCGAGGTCGCGATCTTCATCCATGTTTCCGGCCATGTGGGTCTGCTCATACCAACTTCCCTCCCGTAAGCTCGTTGAACCTTGCGATGTACCTGATGAACGCTGTCTCAGGATCCCAAGGGTTGATCGTGAAATCGAAGGGTTCGGCGCCAGTTGTCACCTGCCGACCCTTAAGAACTGTCATATCCCTTGCTTCAGTAGCAAACATCCGCCGGTCAGCTGACTTAACAGAGGGCGGCTCGAGCCTCCTGAGACCGAACCGTGAGCATACGCAATCGAGCACCGCTCGCTCGATCCTGCCGTATGCTGCTAGCTCAGGCGATTTTTTGATCTGCGGCGGGATATCGCAGACGTAAGCTTCCGAAGCATCGTGCAGAAGCCCCCACAAAGCATCCTTACGATCGCATGCATGTGAGACAAGAACAGAGTGCTGAGCAACTGAATAGAAGCTGTTGCAGTGCCCGATGAACCTGCATGTGTTCGATAGCGAGTGAGCGATGTCAACGATGTTGACGTCCTCACGACGAGGATCAAGCGGGTAGAACCTCAAGCCCGTGTAGGTCGTGATCCACCCGCCTGTCCTCTCGTTCGGTTTAGGAGGCTTTCGCATCTGACCTTTCGAAGTAGATTTCGCTGAACAGGCGCTTGAAGAGCGCCGTCTCACGACGTTCGATCTCAAGCCCACAATCCTTGCCGAAGAAGCCTTCTGAAAGGACGAGCTCGCCGGAAACCGTGGGCTCGAACATCAGGAACGACCTGACAAGTGATTTGTGCATGTTCACCAGCGACGCGAATTCCCTGATCAGATCGTCGTTGATGTGACATTGTTTCGCGCGCTTCTTGAGCCTGAACGCTGACTCAATCGTCATGTAGGTGAACTCCATGAGAAAGATTGTCTGCGCGATCTCGGTTGATGTGTACTTGAGCTCGTTCAGGATCCTTGAGACGCTAGCAACGTCGTTAAGCCTTGCGATCGACGCAAGCAGAACGGGCACGCTCTTCGTGAAGATGGGAGCGCACGTGTCGATGACAAGGCCCGGAAAGACGCGGTGAGACATCGAGAATGTCGAAAGGATCATGTGCATGAAGATGCCTGCATGAGGTCCCTTGATGCCCTTGACGAGCTCGTCCCTGATCCTTTCGGGGGAAACGCCATCAAGGTTCGAATCGACGGTGATTGCTGCTCGTGTCTCACCATCGATGATCCACGAGAACCTCGCGGCGAACCTGATCGCTCGAAGAACACGAAGTCGATCCTCCCTGAAACGATCGACAGGGTTGCCGACAGTTCGAACGATCCCGAGCTTGATGTCCTTGAGACCTCCCACGAGGTCGACGACCTCATGCTTGTTCAGGTCGTAGAACAGCGCGTTGACCGTCAGATCCCTTCGCGAAACATCGTTCTCGATCGTGGTGAATTCGACGGAATCAGGGCGCCTGCCTTCACCGATATCCTTCCTGAATGTTGCGATCTCGAATTCCTGATCGTTCATGCGAGCCCGAACAACGCCGAACGACCTGCCGACCTCGTCCAACGTCCAACCAGACATCGTCTGCAGGATGTCGATGACGTCCTCAGGCCTAGCGTTCGTCGCGACGTCGAAGTCCTTCGGGTTTGAGCCCATGATGGCGTCCCTGACCGCACCTCCGACGAGGTACAGGTCGAAATTCGCCACCTTGAACGCTTCACTGAGAAGCTTAAGCTCCTCGGGAACGTCGATCTCGAATGCTCTTGTTACGCGTTCCATCAATCGACCATACCACGGTTCATTTGTGACTTACACAGCCGTGATGACTGACTCCACGATAGCATCCGGGCTCATCACGTTCGGATGACACCTGGCACACCGCGGTTCGTACAGCTCAGCACCACCAACGTGGATTTCACGATCGACGTCATCGACCTGTTTCTTGTACGTGTAGTGAGCATCCCTACTGCAGATCGTGCAGACGGCGGTGCATTTCTTGACACGAGTTGCCCAGCACATCATCCTTTCGATCTCTGGGAATGGTTTAGCTGTCGACGACAGGTCAAGCGATGACACGACGATATCGATGCCGTTCTTGTAGAGCCAGATCAGAGCATCAGCGATGCCAGGGATCATGAACGCTTCATCGACAGCCACGACATGCACATCCTCATCAATCTTCTGAAGGATCCCGAACAGATCCTTCCCGTTGTTGATGACATGAGCGGGTATCGCGTAACCAGAGTGCGTCACAACCTGATCGACGCTGTATCGTGTATCGACGCCGGGCTTGAACACCTCGTACCGACGTTTTTGGTACTTGAAGCGATCGAGTTCCATCAACAGTCGACTGGACTTTGAACTGAACATGGGACCCGTAAATACAGTGAATGTCGGAATCATGATCTCTCCCATCCGATCCTCTTGATCTCCTGCCAGATGTCTTCCGGCGACCTGCTCATGTCAGCATCGTTGAAGAAATAGACCTCCCAGCATGGAGGTGACTTGAGCTCGCATGGAATCATCAACGTGAAGCACAGGCGACCGTCGACAACCGAAAGACAATGACCCGAACCAGGTTGAACGCCTGACTTGGTCGGATAGTCCTTCTCCGCTAGCTCGATTAGCTTTTTCGCTGCTAGCATCGTTCAGCCCTTCACCGTGACGACAACGAAAGGAGGCGCGCAACCAGCGTTCCGTGTCGATGCCTCCAAGGCTGCAAGAACTCGCTTCCTCGGATCGCTCATGCCCTTCGTAGCGACCAGCGATCCCAACGCATACGATGAGCCACTGCCGACGCTAGCGTAGCCATCTGTGCTGTTGACAAGCTGAAAGTTTCCCTGAAGGTTGTACACCTTTCCGCGGTAACCGACGAGCATCGCTCCCTCGAACGCTAGACCGGATTCAGTTTCGACCGTGCAGTCCAACGTTCTCAAGCCTTCCCTGATCGACGGGACGAGGTCAGCAACGAGAAAAGCACGATCGTTGTCACCACGTTGTACAGGAAGCTCGATCGCGTGATGCAAAGCATCCATGACCTTCGGAAGGCCGCACACGCCGAACGCGATGTTTCCCTTCACGAACACCTTCGGATCCTTGATGATCGTTCTGTTCAACGCACGATCCGTTGCAGCCGAATCAGCTCCCAACCACACTGTGTTGCCTTTGGCGATGCCGACGATACAGGTCATGTTACCTCACTTCGAGAAGAGCTTGAAACCTGAGAACGAAACGCGATCCATGAGCTCGTTCTGAAGCTCAGGAAGCTCGAGCTTTCCAGCCCTGTGCCATGCAAGGATCAAAACCCAATCTCGCCAGTAGTTCACATCGACGATCTTATCCGTCCCATCCTTCCTGGGATGGTCGAGAACGAGCGTTACAGCGCCTCGAAGGGCCGCTTCATCAGGTGCTTGACGAAACATCGATTCCGCGTTAACGAGCCAGTCAACGGGAGGCATGCTGGGAAGGGCAGGCATCGGCTTGCAACGATGCGGGAACTCCTTCACCCATGGATCAGCGAGGATTTTCTCCACGAGAGCGTAGTTCTTTTCGTAGATGTGAAGCGAGTTGCTGATGTGCGTGTAGCTGCCACACTCGACGCCGAGCTCGAGAGCTAGCAGCTCCTGGAACGTCGTGAATGCAGGAATGTCAAGGGCGATCCCAAGGACGAGATCGCTGCTCCTCATCGAGGCGACCTGATGAAGCGCCCCGTCCCTGATGAAGAACTGAAGCGCCAGCGTGCAAGGCACGTCCTTCGAAGCAAGGACTGAGTCCTGAGGCATCCGGATGTGAAGCACTGCACGACGAGAATCCGGATCCTTCTTGAGCTCATCCTTGAGGAACTGCCACTGTGTCCAGCTTTCATCGATCCCTGGAGCAGCTTGGTACCTGTGCTGCTTGAAGATCCTGCTGCCATAGGCGCTGTTGGCTGTCAGGCCGTCATCAGAGATGTTCTTCCAGAACGAGGAATAGTTGGCAATCCACTCCGTGGAATCGTTTCCTGAGAGGTACCAGACCAACTCAGCGATGAGGTAGGAGACGCTGAATCCCCTGTGCGGGATGTATGGGAGCCGATCACGGATATCCGTGATCCGGAACGAGTGACCGAGACGTTCCTTGACCTTGAGACCTCGAGGTGAGGCCTCATGTTCAGGATGAAGATACACGTCTTTCAACAGACCATGATAAGCGCTAGTGAAGTTTCCATACGTTTTCATGCTTTGCTCTTTCTACGAGTTTCCCAAGCTTTTCGCTTGATTTCACTTCGTTCTTCTGCAGTCAACGAGCTTTGGTGCGCTTTCATCGTTTCGCTTTTTTGACGTCGAACATCTGGGTCTGCAAGTGCTTCGATCAAGGCTTGACTCTTCAAGACTTTCACCTCTGGTCGATTCTGAGCCTCGATCATATTTTCGATCTGTTTCGTTGACAGCTTCTTTCCCTTGAATCTCGCAGATGTTTTCTCTTTGACATCAGGACGATTTGCGTACTCGATAAACACTTGACGGCGTCGTTCTTTTACATCCGGACGATTTTGCGCTAACTTTTGTGCAGCGCTGTTAGCTGCTCTAACTTCAGGTCTATTCTGAGCTAATTTCCCTGAGATGCTCTTGCGAAATCGAGTTTCATCAGAGTCTTTTCGACCTCGACCACCCTCGCCGCCAGGCGTGTAATTTACTCCTTCGTTGCACGCAGGATCTTCAACCCATGTGTGGTGTAACGCGATGAGTCGAATTTCTTCTGAACTGATCAACAGAGGATCTTCTGAAGAGAAAACAACGTTGCGGTCGATACCGACGGACTTGAAAATCGCGTTCCAGTGATTGTTGCGTTTGAAGTTTCGTATACGTTTTTCATCGCCCTGTCCAACGTACACGATTACACCTGAATCGCGACGACGATCAACGTACACATGCAGCATCAGGTTCAGTCTCGTGTTGTGACGATCTTCAACGTACCAGACGTCAAGCTTACGATCTCCAACGTAATTGGATGCGAAGCGTTTGGTACCAGTCCTGCACGTTTGGCGGACATAACGTGCTCCTCGAGTGCATCACGAACATCATCGCTTTTAACACACTCATGTTCAGTTTGAAGCGTTTTCATTTCAGGTTGATTCTCCAGTCATCAGACTTCAACACCTCATCGGGCGTTTTCCCTGTTTTCTGGCACTCTGCCCGAACAGCGTCGATCTCTTCAACTGATCGACCCACCATCCATGCGTGTTCTTGTGGTGGCAACGCCCCCATACCGCGGTTGAAATTCATCATAGTGCTTTCGGCAACGAGATCTGTTCCTTGCAGGCCTTGCATGCGCACCTCGCGCATGGCCTTGAATCAAACTGAAAGTGATTGTTCCTGGGATGCCCGCACTCGCAGACGAGGATCCCGAGGGCCAGCGCTTGTGAAGCTGTCATCTTTACGTTGATGATGCGATCGATGGGCACGACACCTTCCTTGATATCATCCATGTCACTTGTTCAACGCTAGCTGCGTGAAGGCAGGCGTTCGTTCGACCCACTCAATCGTACGCCCAAGACCCTCCCAGAAGTCAACGAGAGGAACGTATCCTAGCTCCTGCTTTGCTCTTGAGATATCTGCCAACGTATGCTTCACATCGCCGGGTCGTTCCGGCGCATGGTTCACAACGGCGTTCGGGTAACGCTTCCTAAGGCTCTCGAGGATCCTGTTGTTGCTCACCGCCTTCCCGCATGCCACGTTGAAAGGTCGACCGTCAAGGAAGTTCGTGAACTTGGGAACGTTCGCGGCCTTGACGCAAGCGTCGGTCACGTTGTCGACGTAGCACATGTCACGTGTCTGCTCGCCATCGCCGTCGCTCCTCATGGGAAGTCCGGACTTGATCGCATGCATCCACGAGCTCACAGCTGTCGCGTACGGGCTGTTTCCAAGCTGGTTCGGCCCAAACACGTTGAAGAACCTGAGGCAGACGCTGTCCATCCCGTAGAGTTCCTTGTAAAGCCTCAGATAGTCCTCGATGATCGCCTTCTGAAGGGCATACGGCGATTTCGGAAGTCGCACGTCGTTCTCGTGTGATGCAAACTGTCCGGCTGATCTCCCGCCGTACACCGAGCTCGACGATGCAAACACCACACGATCAACGTTTCCCTTGCATGCGTCAAGAAGCTGCAACGTCCTTGATACGTTGACATCGTTCGATTCGATGGGATGATCGACTGAGTAGCCAACACGAGGGACGGCTGCGAGGTGAAACACGACATCGTAGAGACCGATAGCGAGCCGGTTCTTGACCTCGTCGCATGCAAAATCATCCTCGATCAGCTCCGAGATCCCATCAAGAACGAACTCGCGGTGACCGTTCGACATGTCATCGACACCGTCAACATCGAATCCCTCAGCGAGGCACCTCTCTACGAGGTTGCTCCCAATGAACCCTGCAGCGCCCGTGATCAGGACACGCCGCTTACGAGCGTTGTGCATGAGAGCAATATACGCTCCCAACGTGTCAAGGTCACGCTAGTGTGTCACTGAAAGCGCTTGTCGAACTCAGCCTGCGCAAAAGTGTACAACGCTGTCGACAGATCACGTAGAGCTTCTGGTTTGAGGTCAAAGTTGTTGTCGAGGTGGTCTTCGATCGTCGACAGGTTCGTCGACGGTTCCCTTGTGAAGTAGTGGATGTACTTGGCGAAATCATCGAGATCGTATCGTAGACCTCGTTGATCAGAAACATCACCACCAAACTTTTCCAGCCATGAAGCGACGACCTGCTTCACAGCATCGTTTCGGCCGGAAGCTTGTGGAGGAGCATCGGTCTCAATCATCTCCTTGATCAGCTTACGCAGAAGTTTCTCGCTCATACGTTTAACTATCTCACACGAGAAGCTGCATCTTCCTCATGGCGATCGGCGTGGTCGACTCGTACGAACAACGTTCCCTGACGACCTTTTGCAGATCAAGAAGCCATCGCGCGAGTCCACGAGCATCGCCGTTCTGCATCACGTTGAACATGAAATCAAGCTTATCGACGAGATCTGAGAAATCGGGCTTCACGAGGAATGGGTAGCCCTTCGCTAGAGACGCGTACTCGTAGTTGTCGAGCCACAGTGGGTTGCAACCCAACTCGATGCATTCCCTTGCGACCGTACCGCCGTACGAATCTTGGTCGTACAGACCAAGAGCGATCGAGCTATTCCGCGCAATCAGCTTGAATTCATCGCGGTTGAAGGCATCAGGAACGAGGCTAATGTAACCGTGAGGTCCACACTCTGCTTCAAGCTCGCCATTGAAGAACTTCTGGCTCGGATTTCCAGCCAACACGACGAAGTCCGAACGACGTTTTGCAAATTCAGGGAGAATGTCAAACATGAACTTGCCACAGTTGGTGTAGTCGCTTGACCGGCCACGGCCGCCGATACGGTTAGGAACGAAGATCACCTTCTTTCCACTTTCACGCCACTTGTCGAACACGATCGGGTTGAACCTGACGTTCGTCATGTTGACGGGCGAGGTGATCTCTTCGGAGGAGTACCCATCGTCCCATGGATCCGACTTCTCACGCGTGAACTTCACAACGTCCTCCGTGAAGAAATCCTTCATCTCATCGAAGAAGATCTCCATCGCTGACTCGCACTGCCAGAAGTTGTGATCCGCTCTGATCGCAGCTTCGCACTGTCCCAACCACAACGATGCTTCGGTAGGAAACTTCGGACACGAAGGATTGTCGATGAAATGAGAGTGCACGTAGAACTTGGGCTTGTACCCGCCGACGACGAAAAACATCGCCTTGAAATTGCGCAGGTGCATCGGATCGTTGATCAGCACCGCATCGTAACGCCGCTCGGGCTTCTCCTTATGCCTCTGGAGGCTCAGAGTGTTGGAGATACCGTCCCAGTCGAAATCGTATCTTGTTGGTAGAGCATTCGGCATGATGTAGTGCGAGACGAACTGAAGCCTGTTCTCGCCGTACAACCCGTACTTTTCCCATAGATCGGCGTTAACCTTCTCTGGGTACGTGATCACCTCATTGTACTTGGGACACATGACATCGATGTGAAGTTCAGGGTTCAGCTTTAGCATCTCCCTGACACGTCCCATGACCATCTGAAATCCCGAATCACATTCGAGGATGAAGTTGCCCTTCGTATCATAGTTCGACAATTGCGTCTGGATCAGCATGCGCTTGAGCATATGTGCACCACACTACCATTCAATGTACGTTAGTACATAGCGAGGGCGTGATTGTGATCAGTCAATCATCCCAATCCCATCTACCTGGCAACCATGTTATGATGTGATCGTAATCCTCGAGGAGAAGCATCTGCTTCACGTGCTGACGCATCCTCGTTTCTTCACGATAAAAGATCCTCACGCCACGCGATTGAAACCATCCGTGCCTGTCGAGCATGACACGGGCCATATCCCAAACAGGCTTACGTCGACAATGATCACGCCAGCCGTAGTTCTTATACCGATAGCAGGTGTGCTTGTTTTTTCTTCTGTGATTGATGTGCATCGCTTAATGCATGATGTCACCTCGTGCATTTCTATCATACGTGACGTATTTAGTACATGAGAACGACCGTCAGAGGCCTCCGAAGGTTGATCAACGAAAAGATCGACCTGCCGAAGGGCGAGTTCACTGAGACGGGTTACGACTCGGATCTCGAGAACGACATCTTCGACATGATCACGACGGCATACGCGCCGGTCGGAGGGAACGCAAAGATCAGCAAACCAACTGACGTCGGCAAGGAGTACGAGACGTGGTTGGTCGGCAACTTTGACGATGATCCTGAACCAGATGCTGTCGTGCTTGGAAACACGCATCAGGTGAAGGGAAAGAAGCTCGGAGCTAGCGCCACAGACGGCACAACAAAGTCGAAACAGGAGCTGATGCAGCTCAAATCAATGCTCCTGAAGAACGGCTGGTGGTGCGAGGTCTCTGACGCACCAGCTCATATCGTGATGAACAAGCTTGGGATCAGCCCGATCGAGGACGAGCAAAAGGTCCGTGCGTTGCTGAAAGGCAAGGAGATCGAATGGCACGGGGAACATCCTGAAGGAAAGTTCCCAGGTACGTTAGGTTGGTACACGAGGACGATCGGCTCGGCACCTCACACGAAGATCATCGTCGGCGACGTTTGATCACTGATGATCTCTGTACCAAGCTCGTGTCTGCCTGAGGTGCTCGACAGACTCCAAAACATCATCGTGCGTACGGTGCGCCTCCGCCTTCTTGATCTCCGGCATGCCCATCGACATCGCATCTAACTTGATGCTAGTAACGTCTAGGATCCTGTAATGAAGGAACTCGGAGCACCTGGGCATGTGCTTCTCGAGGAATGCCTTGTCAAAGTGCACCGACGAGCCAGCGAGGATCGGCTTTTCACGACCCAACCACGCCTCTAGCACGACATCGATGAACTCTCGTTTGACATCCTTCATCGGCGTGACCATCGTTGGATCCATGCACTGAGCCAGCAGACCGCTGTCCTTATGCATCTTGAGAACTGCGGGATCCCAATCCCTGTACGGGTCGTTTTCTGGCGCCATGATGTACGTGAAGCAGTGCTTCAGGTTGGTTGCGTCGAAGAACGGTGCAGTGAAGACCGAGATCTCGATGATCGAGTCCCTGGCTGGGTTCGTGCCGGTCGTCTCGATGTCGGTCCAGATCAGCTTGCTGTTCACTTTCGTTTCCTTCCCATGAAGTCGAGGATCTCCGTGCACTCACGATCCAGATCTTCGTCATCGACGAAGAGCCTGTACGTCCTGCAGTTGGTCCACATGATGAACTCATCGTACAGTCCGGAGATTCGCGTCAGCGCCTCCGAATCGAGCTTTGGGTTCAAGTCATCGACTATGCCCGTGAAGTCCTTCCGCGTGCAGATGAGGATCCTCGCTCCCAGGTTGGCATAGGAATTGTCGATCCTGCGTAAGGCTGTTTCATCCGTCTGCCTTCCGAAGAAACGGCTGTAGACCCACTCGCACATGTATGCCCTATCCACGAGCACGCTGACGTTTGCCTGCTTGATCAGGTCGACCATCCTTGGATCAGCGTACCTCAACGTCATCAGGAAACGATCCTGCGTCGAGAGAAAGTTCTCGTGCTCGTCGGAAGCCTTGAACGTTGGGATCCCGGTGATCCTGTTGAGCTCAGCGAGGATGTTCGTCTTCCCACACCTGTCCGGGCCGCCGCATAATAGAACGACCTGATTTCTCATGCTACGTTCCAGCTAGATGCGCAGGTAGCACCAGCATCGTGCCACTCGAGAAGCTCTGGAGCCTGCGTCATGATCCTCTTCCCGTCAAATCCAAGGGCGAACGCCCAGATATGATCGTTGGTCACGCCGAGGATGCGCGCAGCATGCGATAACGTGCTCTCACCGATCTTGCGCCCTCCGTTGATCCTGGAGAGGGCTGTGATTGCGCATCCCTTGCACTCGTTGCCGATGAACGTGTTTCTGACGAGCTTGAAGCCCTGCTTCGCTAGCGAACTGATCGAATCGTTGATGGTGTTGAGAGCGATTGCAGACGTTGTCATGAGATCTCCTTGAGTCGCCACATCACGGTTGAAGCGCCGAAATCATTCCTATCGATCTCAGCGATGACCACCGTGTACGGGTCGAACGTTCGTTCGCCATCCCAACCCCACGCGCTGATCTTGTACACCTTTCCTGCCGGCCCGACTCCCTCGAACTGCAGGTACTTCTTTCGGTTCTTCGTGAGCTTCGGGTTGGCAGCTTGGATGCAGAACCAGTAGATGTCCTTGCCTTCCCATTCATCGATCGACCGGACGCCCTTCTCATCCAGCTTTGTCAGCACGGCGGGATCGAGCAAGGCGAGAACGTCGATGCTCCCGAAGATCTCGAGGCTGAGCTCAGCTAGCTCCTTCCTCGACCATTCCTCGACCTCAGGTCCCAGCGCTCGTGCTAGCTCATAGAACGCTTTCTTTCCCTCGAATGGATCGCGTTTCGGCGACTTCTTGAGCATATCAGCGTTCTCGATCAGGACTTCGTGCATGTGATGGTAGCTGTTGAAGACCTTCCCCTCGCCGACGCAATCCAGCGATGCGAAGGCTCCGACCTTGATGAGCGCGTCGAGGCCCTTCTTGTTGAACTTCGATGGACGCCATGAACCGTCAGGGTTCCACAGCATGTCCTCAACCGACTTGTACGGCCTAGATTCGATGATCTCGTCAGCGCCCGATTTGCCCAAGCCCTTGCACGAAAGCAAGCTCGGCATGAACCTCTTTCCAGGCAGGACCGTCCAGCTCAGGTCAGCCTCGTTGATGTCGATCGGAACGATCTTGTAGCCGAGACGCTTGATCTCGCCGAACGCCTTCGCCTTCTTGTCGGGATTTCCCAACATCGATTCGATGTACGCTGTCAACCACTGTTCCTCGAAGTACGTCATCAACCAAGCGCACCAGTACGAATCGATAGCGTACGCTACTGCATGTGACTTGTTGAAGCCGTAGCCCGCGAAGTACAGGATCTTGTCGTAGAGGTTGTTTGCTACCGATTCGGTGTACCCGTTATTGACGCAACCTTTCACGAAGCCATCGCGAGTTTCCTGCGCAGCTTTCTTCGCAGCTTCGCCGCCTGAGATGCTACGCTTCATGATCGCGCGACGTACCTCGTCACACTTGTCCTTGGGAAAGCCTGCGACCTTCTCAGCAAGCTCCATGACCTGTTCCTGGAAGATGATGCAGGTATACGTTTTCTTGAGGATCTCGTTGATCCTCTTGTCGCCCCATTCGAGCTGTTTTCCCTCGTTCTTCGCCTCAAGGTAGAGCTTGTCGACGTTTGCAGCGAGCGGTCCTGGACGATAGATCGACGTCAGGGTCGCGATATCGATGATGTTCTCAGGCTTCGCCTTGACGAACAACCTCTGCGCACCGGGTGACGTCAGCTGAAAGATGCCAGCCCACCGCGCCTTCTCGTACACTTCGTACGGCTTTGGATCGTCAAAGTTGATGACGTCCGGTTGAAGGTTCTGCTCGTACCACCTTTTCACATCATCGAACTTGACATGATCGGTCGTTGCAACTCTTACGTGGTTGACCTTCACGGGACTATATTTACCTCAGTTGTGTAGGAGGGTTCACAGTGCAGGATATGAAACTTTTGAGGCAATTCATCCTCGAGTTTGCCGCGTCTGATATGAACCAGTCGGTCGTAAAGACGGATGATGACAATGACATTGTCATCAGGAAGATGGTCAAGTTCAGGAAGAACGCCACCAGATTTCACAAGAATCAGAACGTAGATGCAGAGGTCGACCCTGAAACGATGAACCTTTGGGTCGATGATGTCGAGCTGTGGAGGCCCGACATCGACGGAAAGACGTGATCGACCTAGATGTCAAGATCATCGTCGACACCGACGTCCTTCGCTAGGATGGTGCCGCGATTGAACGTCTTGATCTGTTCATCACCGTAGAAGCATCGCTTCTCTCCGTCGGCGAGAAGGAACTCGTACCAACCACGATTCCTTCGCTCCTTCTCGAGGATCAGCTCGATCGTTCGTTCGATGAGCCTTAGCGTTTCGAGACCGAGAAGGTCGTACTTGATGAAGTTGCCGATGTACTCGAGATGCTTGAAGTTGACACCCTCGACCCATGGGCTCTGAGGTTCTCCTTTCGAGCAGATGAGCGGCATCTTGTTGGGAAGATCGTCGGCAATGAGCACGCCGCCGGCGTGTCGTCCCAACGAGCGGTTCTGCTTGAATAGGATCTTGATCGCCTCGGCAACGACAGGGTACTTGCCGATGAAATCCCTGAACGAAGGGCTGATAACGCGCTTCAAGCACTCTGGCGTGCAGCCTTCGCAGACCATCTTTGCGTTGGGTTCATCACGCTTCACGCATGAATAACCCATCGCCTCCTCGAACGTGAGAACGAAGAGGTTCTTGTCATCACCGTGTTTGGTTGTTGCTTTCCGTACCTCCGACTCGACAGAGCGCGTCGCGAGGTTGGTTTCATCGAACGGAACGCCGTAGAACTTGCCGATGTCCTTGACAAGGGTCTTCAGCTTGAACGTGTTGTAGTTCGAGATGGGCACGACGTTCTCGAAACCGAAGAAGTTACGAAGCTGGTCGAGCACCTTATCACGATCGGCGAGGTCTGTGTCGATGTCAGGTGCTCCCTTGCGGTAGACGCTGAGGAACCTAGCAAACGGAAGATCCCATTTGATCGGATCGAGATCGGTGATGTAGAGAACATACGAAACAAGCGAGCCTCCGCCGGATCCTCGGGCTGGTCCAACAAGGCAGACCTTACGAGCTAGCTCCATGATCTTCTGGTACGAGATGAAGTAATCGGCGTTCTTCATCGCCTTGATCACACCGAGCTCCTCCATCAGGCGGTCGACGTAGACCTGCTTGTCCTCAAGACCACGAGCTTTCAGCCCAGCCTTGCAGAGCGTGACGAGATGATTGAACGACTTCTCGCCCTTCGGGATCAAGCGTTCGGTCGGGAACTTCGGTGATCGATCGGGAGGCACGTCTCCAATGATGCCGTAAGCGATATCGTGCGTACGCTCGATAGCATCAGCGATCATCTGATCGTCGTAGAAGTTGGTGCCCTCCTTCGACCTGAGGTACTCGTCCCACAGCTGTGCCGGGTTCTTCGGGTACAGCTCGCACTTCAGATCATCCTTGCTCTTGGGCAAGGAATCGGGCGAGTAGGCTTGGTAGTTCATGAACCCAAGCTTCTTGTAGAGCTCACGCTCCTTCCAGACGTCAGGAGAGTAGTAGTGAGCATCGCAGGTGACGATGAGCTGCTTCTCGGCTCCGTTACGACGTGCAAACTCGATGATCGCACGGTTCACGAGGTTCTGCGCCGCGAGCTTGTTGAACTGAAGCTCGAGGTAGAAGTTTCCCTCGCCGAGGACGTCGGTCATGAGATCGTAGCTGTTACCCACCGCGGTGATGCACCTCTCGAGCATGGGACCATCATCGAGAAGCTCCTGCTCGAGCGCATCGAACTTGTGCTGCTGTAGTTCCTGAAACAGGTTGAATGCGATCGGCCCACCGATGCAAGCGCTGGTCCCGATGATGTTACGGTCCTTTGCAGCCTCACGAAGCATGCCCGTGTCGATCCTGGGAAAACGGTAGAAGCCCTTGAGGTAACCTTGGCTGACCGTCGAGAAGATTTTCTGAAGGCCTGCTCCGTTCTTCGGGAGCAGGACGAGATGGTGCCTGCGGTTGACAGGATTGAAGTGCTTCGTGCTCTTGGTTTCGTCCTCGTTCTCGATCGTGAGCGCGTTGGACATCTCGATGTCCTCGGTCTCATCGTTCTGATCAACGACGGCGATGATCTTCGTCTCGAGCTTCGACTGCTTCTCACGAAGCTTCTTCGCCTCCTTGGCATCGGTCTTCGCGTTATCAGCCTGAAGCTTGTCACGTTTCCATTGCTCAAGATCGGGATGAAAATACGCCTCAACGCCCGGGATGTACTTGAACGGGTTCGCTGCGTTGCTCTTGTTCCAATTCTCAACCCAAAGCTGAGCATGAGCGTAGCTCGTGAGTTGACCATGCTCTGTGATTGCGTGAGCTGTCAGACCATTTTTGATGGCAAATTCGAAATGTTCGTTGGGATAACCCAGCCCATCGAACGGGCTGAACCCTGTGTGGTTGTGCAAACCAACGAATCGTGACGGTACTTTGACGTCATTCATTCCCACACCGAGATCTGAGTTTTGTACTCAGCCTTCAACACATCATATTCTTCATGACCGATGATTTGCACCCTCTTGTTCGGGTACATCGTCATGAATTCTCGTAATTTCAACAATGAAATATCGTTCATCCAACCCTTGACTTCAATGTACGTGTTTTCATCTGGGAGCCAGAAATCTGGCGTGTATGACGTCGTTTGAAGGACGAAAATTTCTGGTTCGTACACCCATTTTCGTCCTTGAAGGTTGAAAACTCTTGCAACGTTCGCTTCCCATCGTGATCTGAAAACAGATCGCCAAGATCAGTTCGTTTTCCACCTCTACCATGTGATGGTCCCACCATTCTTCCAGGCAGACGAAGGTGATGTACGGCAAAACCTCCCAAAACGCTCGAATTGCCAGTCGTTCTTGTCTTTTCCCAAGTCCTCTTCATCGTTTCAGAGAACTTCCTCCTAAGCTCAGGACCAAAGACGTCACGAGACGCATACGTCGCCTTGCACGCCACGCGCTTTTTCTCCTTCTGTTCTTCAGTTTGAGCGTAGTTGCCCCTAGCTCGCCGCGACGCGACCATCATCGCGGAATCGCACTGTTGGCTGCAGGTGTTCTGCAGGTTTCTCTTCGTCACATCGCTGAAGGGCGTCGCACAGAAACGACACGTCTTACACCTTCGAGCATAATCCGTCGCGTAGAGAGCCTTGATCGATCTCAAATACGTTGACACTACATGATCATACTACGTACTAGTTCACCTGTCGTACATCTCGAAAAGGATCTCGTCCACCCATCGCGATAGCGACTCAGCCTTCCAGTCCTGCGTATGACCAGTCGCTGGGTCCTTCACCTTGAGCTTGTCGCCGTTGGGTTCAACGTTCGCCCTGTCACCATTCTTGAACTTCGTGTCGGGTGCAGCAACATAGACCTTTCCCTTGTGTCGGGTGTGAGCTGGCCCGCTCGGACGCTTGCCGTAGATCTTGTAGGTTTCTTTCTTTCCTGGACCCTTGGGACCTGCCGCTGCTTTGGGAGGTTGTTGTGGTTGAGCAGGTCCAGCGGATCCGGACGAAGGCGGTGTGTTTGTCACCTCCTTGTAACCCTTGTGTACCTTCTCAGCGACCTTCTTGTTTACGAAATCAGCTGCTTCAGCCCAATCCCTGAACCTGTGCGTCTGGGCCTGAGGCGAGAAACCGATGCGTCCCCATGTTACGCTGACAACGTTGTTGTCCCTTGATACAGACCACTTCTTCCTCGACCTTCCATCGATGAAGTGAAAAGTTCGTGTCGTCGGAGGCCCACCTGTAGATGCGCCTGAGGCTGACCTTTGAGAACGTGTCTGTTGACGTTCACGATCCTCAGCGTCCGCCCTAGCCTGTCGAGCAGCCTGTTGAGCTTTCTTCTCTGCGTCAGCTGCTGCGCGGGCTCGGTGAGCCCAGGTGTCCTGAGGGTTCTGCGCTGAGGGGCCCGAGTTCGGTCGAGATGCCGATGATCCGTAATCTCCCAACGTCTTGTCGCCCATGACGTCGTACGTGCGGCGCTTCTCAGGATTGGAGAGCAATCCATACGCAACGTTCAGCTGAGCCATCTTCGGCCCAGTATTCTGTCCTGGATTCCTGTCAGGATGGAGCGCGCTAGCGGCTGTACGATAAGCCTTCTTGATCTCCTCAGGAGATGCACCTGGAGCTACACCAAGCAGCTCGTAAGCCTTGCGGATCGCCTCAACGATCAGTACGCGAAGCTCGTTGAGAGAAAATTTCATGTCGTAAGTATTGACATATCCGGGCTAGCCGATCAGCTGTTCAGGTCGCTTGGACACCGCGTCCTTGAACCTTGCGTAGTCGTCGATGCTAGCCCTGAGCTCCAGGGTGATGTTGACACGCTCCTCGAGATCATCCGTCATCGTCCACATCTGCGCGAGGTCGAACACGCCCTGGTCGAACTCACCGATTCTCTGAATTTCGTTGACGAAGCTTGATGTCAGTCCCTTGCTAAGCATGTTCCCGACGAAATACCACAGCTCGAGTTTCTGCTTGTCCGTCGTCCTGAACGGAATGTCATCGTTATCGCTGAACCTTACGCCTGTCCTTAACCACCATGCGACCTCCAACGGCGATGTTTTCGAAAGCTCACAGTGCCAGCTCGCACCGAACTTATCGGTCGTTGACGCTACAACGCATGACGTCCCATCGTTCATCTGAGCAACCCAGCACGACCTCTCGCCGCTTGGCGAGGCGATGATCAACGACGTGCCACCGAGGACATCAGCATCGACCTCGATTTCAAACGTTTCGAGTTCATCATCAGGGATGAGAGACAACCAACGTGTTGCGTAGAGAACTGCATCCTTCGTCGGAAGAGGATCGGGATTCCCATCATCGTCGGTGCTCCAATCAACAGGCTTCAACCTGAGCTGCTCGAGCTCGATCAGTGCAATTTCCTTCTTGCTCACGATTGATCTCCCATGATCACGTTGATCAGTTGCATCATATTCGGAATCGACATGTACGTGTTTGACACGCACCTGACGTATGCCTGCGTTCTCGACTCAAGTTCATCAGGTGCGTTCAGCAACCTCATGACCTCGTTCGCTGATTCGACATCCGACATGTCCTCGATGTTGACCATCGAGTTCTTCATTTCAGCGGGCATGTAGCTCGGACAGTCACCGATGGGAAGCATGTGACATGCACCCATCTCGATGTACTTTGCAACGAAACGATCCTTCGTGCCAGCCTTGCAGACGATGCCCATCCTGCACCTGTCCATCAATTCGTAGTACGCTTCCCTGATCGTGTTGTGATACCTCGTCGAGATATCCTGACCTGGCGATGGCAACGCCAGAACGTTCTTCGGCAACCGAAGCGCTAGCGAGTGCCAAGCTCTCGTCCTCGTCGGGTAGATTGTCGGCGAAAGCTGACCAGAGAGCAGCACATCATGAAGCTTCGCCTGCTTTTTCCTGATCCCAGGCATCGTCTGCGGCATGATCGCATACTTGAACCCATTTTCATTGAGGATCCTGAGATGATCGGCGTTCTGGTACGTTACGATGATGTTCTTGATTTTCATCGATCGCATGTACGACATCGCCTTCTCGTAGATCGGTGACGCCGAGTTTGATTCATCGACAACGTAGTGCCAGACGTGATTGCGGTTGAACCGCGCTAGCACGTCAACGTACTCGTCCAAACGACCGTACGCGACCAACCTGTCATCTGGATTTGGTTGCGCTGTCCTGAACTGCTCTCCGTAGAGCACCGTCGCTCCACACCCGCCGAATGATCCCCAAACGTTCAGCGTTTGGGGTAGCAGATCTGATCCTTGTACGCAGGATGGACGAACAGGTAAACACCCATCCGACCAGGCTACAATCGTTTCTACGATAGTTCAATCACTCGATTGCGTTTTCAACAGCAACGCGAACTAAACGAGCTTTCGAAAGTACCCGATCGTTCGTTCCAGTCCGGACTCGAGTTGAATCTTTGGTTCCCAATTCAGGATCGTCCTCGCTAACGTGATGTCCGGACATCGTTGCATAGGGTCGTCGGCTGGAAGCAGGGCATACGTCAACCAGTCGTCGTTGTCCTCACCGTGAACGAGCTTGATCGTCTTCTGGGCGAGCTCCAACATCGTGAACTCGTTTGGATTTCCGATGTTTATCGGCGTACGAGGGTTGTCCTTCAACGCACCCATCGCGACGATTGCCCTGATCAGATCATCAACGAAACAGAAGCTTCGTGATTGCTTCCCGTCACCGTACACGGTGAGCTGCTCGCCCCGCAGTGCCTGGCAGATGAAGTTGCTCACGACACGACCATCATGTGGGTGCATGTGCGGCCCGTACGTGTTGAAAATTCTGACCATCCTCGCATCGACACCGTGCTTGTTCAGGTAATCGAAGCACAAAGCCTCAGCTGCACGTTTCCCCTCGTCATAGCACGATCTCGGACCGTAGGAGTTGACGCAACCGCGGTAGGATTCAGGCTGCGGCGTGATGTTGGGATCGCCGTACACTTCCGAGGTTGAAGCATGAACGACCTTAGCTCCGTCACGCTGCGCGATCATCATCACGTGTTTGAGGCCAATGACACACGTCAGCAACGTAAAGATGGGCATCGATTGGTAGATGGGAGGCGATGCCGGGCATGCGAAGTTGTAGATCAGATCGAACTTCAGGTTCGACCCATCGACGTGCCTGAAGAACTCCCTCTCGCTAGTGATATCACAGTTGATCAGCATCGAATGATCGTTGTTCGCTCGTTGGGAGATCAACTTCACGTGATCCGAATCACGATCGGATGAAGCAAAGCAATCGAGCCCTAGCACAGCATCGCCCTTAGCGATGTGGTGCAGCATCAAATGGCTTCCGAGAAAACCTGCCGCACCCGTGATCAGAACGTTCACTTGACCTCCAAGAATTGGACTAGCAGCTTGTCTGTTAGCTCAACGACGTCAAGGTCGTCGGAGATGTCGAACCAAAACTTCAATGACTCAGCGACGAGAACCCGAGCGGCTCCTGTCACATCATCGTCAGGCGATGCTAACCTCAAACCCGCCTCATTGAAGCGTGAGAGGATCGACAACGCTTCGGGTTCATACTCGAGATCGTTCGTCACCTCGATCCTCATCGGATTCTCTTCGTTCAAGATCCGAGTGAACTTCGGAAGCAACGTGACCAGTGTTCCTTTATCCTGTGACATGCTCGTTCATCCTAAGACGAACGAGAAGGCCCGTACAATCATACTTACGATCAATGAAAGCTACTGAATCGCTCATCATCGAACGTTTTGGAGAGCCGCTCCTGAAGGACCAGAGGGTGGTTGTGGAGACTGTGGTCTGCCAGACATGCGGCAAGATGACCGGATGCATGGACGAAGAATGCGATCACGACATCAAAGAATCGAAACGATCTAGCCGGCGCGCAGCGCAGAAGCAGGGATAGAATCGACAGCGTCAGCCTGATAGCGATGCTAGGTGATCCATTACCGACGATAGCATCGATTCCCTCGACATGCCCATCGCATCAGCCCAATCCTCAGCTTCAGGATACGCATCGAAGAACGTTTCTGCAGCATCGTGCTCGACGCCTTGTTCTAGTGTGGGATCGTTCTCCCAGTTCGAAAGAAACTCCTCGAGTGCAGCATCGAACTGCTGCCGGCAGTGAGCTGCATGATCGTCATCCTCACGTGCCCAAGCATCCTCCTCAGCCTTTGCAGCTGCGAGGCGTGCTTTCCGCTTTTCTTCAAGGTCGATAGCACGTTGTGGATGAAGATCGGTCGTGCGAGCTTTTTGACCTGGCGACAGGTAGATTTCGCCCGTATCCTCACCGACGTATTCCTTGGTTGCAACCTCATCAGGATCCATGACAGAGATGAGCTTGCGTAGCTCATCCTCTGGGAGCTGGATGAAGCCGTCCTCGAGCGCCTCGCTGATCATCGATTTTAGGTGCTTTACGCTTACCTTCATGGCATCACCTCAAGGTAGCTGAGAACGAGATCCTGCCCACCTGAACTGGGCTCGTGTTCCACGAGATCACGATGGGTTCGCCTCCCATACGTTGCCTGTCGTTCCAGCACTTGCAGAACGAATCAAGCGCTCTTTCATCGATCGGCCTGAACCCTGAACCATGAGGAAGCTGACCAACGACCGGAATCTGCTGCCAGACAGCGTTTTCCTCGCCGAGCATGTGCTTCCTGATTCCCGGTGGGATTCTTCCCTCGCAGATGCCAAAGATCGTCGTTGCACGCTCGATGAACGTTGATGGACTCAACCCCTGAAGCATCAGCTCCGAAACAGGATCGGAAACATCCTCGAGAATTGGCATGAAGTCGATGTTGTTATCGACCGACTCCCTCAGCTCGTTCCTCTCGAGCGTCCGATCATCTCGATCCTCGAAGCGCTTGTGGATCGCCTTGATCAACCGGTCACCGTCGATCTCCATCCCAGTGGTCACCTTGAGGCTACGGCAGTAGCGATCGACGGTCTTGTGCTCCCATCCGTCCTCGATGGTATGACCGTAGTCCTGAATGAACCTCAACGCTTGATTGTCGTACCAGTTCTGGCTAAGCTCATCGCCTTCGTCAGTTCTGGCTGCGTCGCCGAG